ATTAGCGATAAGATTTGCTAGAATAACTTCTAGAACCTTAAAGTTCACAACAAATGTTTCGCCCGGTTACTGAACGTTTGTAATAGCGCCCTTCATGTAGAAGGCACAATTACAAAAATTCATCATCTGTTAATCCTAACAGACTAACCGACGCGAAGACAAGCGTCGGTTATTAATTTGGGGCTGTAGTCATGGTGATTACAACCCCGGACAGTTAACCGAAACAAAATCCATACAGAGTATGGCATTAGGTAGCTGTCCAAGTGAGAGACCTATGACTGGGGTAAATCAGTCAAAACAGTTAGGAGAAAGCTGGATGAAATACATCATCACAGTTCTGTTCATTGCGACCTTGGTTGCTTTGAAACCGAACACTCCGGCGCAATTTAACAATTTAGTTAGCGAGCACAAACAAGTGCAAGCGGTGACGACAGCTGCCAATGAGCCTATGCCTATTGAGCAAGAGCAGCCTGTAATACAACCGCAAAAGCCAACTGAGCCGGAGACACCAAAAGCGGAAGCAACCGTTGCGGTGCAAGAAACACTACCAGTCACTACATCGGAAGGTGAGGCGAAAGCTTTTATCTACCATAAAGAATCGACTACTAACCCAGCAGCAGAAAACCATTTAGGTTGCTACGGCCTCGGGCAAGATTGTAACGGCATAGTAAAGGAGAGATGCGGTGCTGACTATAAATGTCAGGATGCTTTCTTCACCGATTACATGGAACGCCGATATGGGTCATGGCAGAAGGCTAAGGCTTTCTGGTTGGCTAGAGTCCCGATAAATGGAAGAGATGTAGGGCACTGGTGGTAAGAAGTAGAGCGCAGTTGCAAGGTAAGTATATAAGTCCATCTGTTCACGACAGTAGCCAAGACTTAGCCAACCGGATAGTTACCGGCTTGCCTTACACATGCGCTCTACACCAGTACCCTGTTATCCGTCCTATTCCTCTACCAACATCGCGCGTCAGGTAGATACGTAATAGGCGGTTACCAGGGTATTGCTGAACCAGCAACCGTAAAATGACCGTCGCTACAAGCAGTAGTGCGGAGCAAATAACGGCACCGTTGTTGCTGGTTTTACTATGCACTGAAAACAATAACGAAAGGACAGGGGGATGACAGAGTTACAGGAAATCGACATTAAGCTAGCGGTCGTCACCGCCATATCCGATTACGCCCACGCTAGTCTTGAGGGGCCCGCACCCATTTTAGAGATAGCCGATAAGGCAGTTCAAAAAATTAAAGAAGTACTAAATTAAACCTCACAGAAAGGGGAATTATCATGAAAAAATCAACTGAAGACCAGAAAAGTAGCGCTTTCAAAAAGCACTGGGATAACTTTACGGCCAATATGCGCGCAGCCTGGGATGTGATAACACACGCATTCTTATTTATTCGGGACTTCTTAACAGCCGCTACATTAACATGGCTCATCTATTACGCAGTTACTCAAGCTCGGGAAGAGCCATATCACAGCATCACGCAGCTTTCAGTCTACGTTGCCAGCGGCTTTGTATTGATCTTTGCACTTACAGCCTGGTCTAGGCTTGTACGGAATTATGGAGGGAGCAAGTAATGACGAGTTTATCTAACGGCGTAGCGGTTAAGGAGTCATAGGATGAACTTCGACTATACAGTAGATGACGATATGCTCCCGTGGAATCATGTAGACCCACCTGAGATTAACGATTTGCCAGATAACGGCAAACCAATACCAACTAAGCCATTTTAAGGAACCTATATGACTGCAACTGACATTATGACCAAATTGCAAGAACCGTTTGACTTTGATGACATCGAGTGGCGGGTGCAGCAAGCAGGTTTATACCCGCAGCCTAAGGGCCAATCATATGGCTGGGCCATGGCGCTTGCGTATGTTAATAACCGTGCGATTCAGGAGCGCTTAGATATGGTGTTCGGTATAGCTGGATGGCAAAACGAATACCAGCCGCTGCCTGACGGTGGGATAGTCTGTGGCCTGAAGTGCAAAATTGGTGACGAATGGATAATAAAGTTTGACGGCGCAGACAAGACTGCTGTAGAGGCTACAAAAGGTGGCCTAAGTAATGCTATGAAGCGCGCAGGTTCACAGTGGGGGATTGGCCGATACTTGTATAGCCTAGAGGGAAAGTTCGTGAATCTTTACAAAGAGAAGGGGCCGAATACCCACACGCACTATGACAAGATTACCAAGACTAAGTACTATTGGACACCCCCGCAACTACCCGAATGGGCGTTACCAAAGGCAAGCTAATGGGCGATATACCACAAGAGGTCATAGACCTATTAAACAAAAAAGATCAGGGGTATATCGGTATAGATAAGCCTCTGGTCAGCGTCACTCAGGATGAAGGCTTAACTGTTCCCAAGTGGCATAAAGACGCTGAGGATTCAGATAACGAACCAGGGAGCCGAGAAGCTGCCTGGGCCTGAGTATTAAATAATATAGAGCGGTTCTGCGAGGGCCGCTCTGTGTATGTAAGGAGAAGATATGGCTAAGTTTAAAAAAGGTGACAGGGTGCGAATAATTGATGGTCTCCTGGGACCGTGGAGTGTTCCTAGGGGCACAGCTGGAACTGTAGATGAGGATGACGACTCTACTCCGTGGGTGCTGTGGGATCAAGGTGAGGGGGACCGTCGCTGGGCAGCTCACGAGAATAGATTAACTTTATTGGAGAAAACAATGGAAAACCTACAACCTGGCGATATTTTAGTAAAAGATGGTCTCAATGATAAGCGCGAAGTGCAAGGTGTAATTGGCAATGCAGTAATTACTATCGATTCTGATGACAATATGGCAACCCTTAGCTCAGTTGAACAGCTTAAGAGACAGGGCTGGAAATTAGAATCTGAATCTACTGACACTACCGAGGTCTCCCTGGCAGAGATTGCAGAGAAATTCAGCATTGACGTAGCTAAGCTTCGTATCAAGAAGGAAAGCTAGCTTAAAAGTACATCAGATCAAACAACCAAACACCACACAAGAGGCTCCCTCGCAGAAAGCCTCTTTTAAATTCACGGAAGGAGTATTTTATGGGTAAAGTAAAAATACAAATCAAGTCTATCTGGGGCTCCGTTCTGTTTGAAAGCGAAAAAGCAGAAACGATTAAGGACGCGGTTTACGAGGCCGACCTATCCGGGGCCGACCTATCCGGGGCCAGCCTACGCGGGGCCGACCTACGCGAGGCCAGCCTAAACGGGGCCGACCTATACGGGGCCAGCCTATACGGGGCCGACCTATCCGGGGCCGACCTACGCGGGGCCAACCTACGCGAGGCCAGCCTACGCGGGGCCGACCTACGCGGGGCCAAGGACGCCGACTACGCCATAGCTATGACTCGCATTCTTCCTGAGGGCACCATCACCGGTTGGAAAAAATGCCAAAACGGCGTAATCGTAAAACTTCAAATTCCTGCAAGGGCCAAGCGGTCACATGCTTTCGGTCGTAAGTGCCGGGCTGAATATGCAAAAGTCATGCAGATCTATGGTGCTACTGAAGCGGTCAGTAGTCACGATTCAAACTTTGTATACCGTAAGGGAGAAACAGTTAAGCCCATAGAACCATTTGACCCGGATTGGACAGATGAATGCTCCTCAGGGATTCACTTCTTTATTACTCGGCTTGAGGCAGAAAAATACTGATGATAGATAGCCTAGAGAAAAATGAAATATTTGTGTTTGGAAGCAATAAGTCTGGCCACCATGCGGGAGGAGCAGCTAAGCAGGCCTATGAATCATTCGGAGCTGAATGGGGTGTAGGCAGCGGTAGGACTGGTCAATGCTATGCCATAGACACTATGAGCGGCATCTTTGAGCTGACGAGTAACCTTGAGGATTTCTTGATCTATGCCAAGAGGCACCCAGAGCTCACTTTCCTGTTAACCAAAATAGGCTGTGGCATTGCTGGATATGAAGAGCGAGAGATCAAAGAACTGTTAGATATAGCCGTACATAGGGTTAATCACTTTTCTGGGGAGGTTCCAGGCAACGTGATCAAACCAGAGGACTGGTAAACGAAAATTGGGTAATAAGACTGCGTAATCCCGTGTTCACACGGAGAAGCAAGGGTATAAGATGAATTACTTAGAACTTCTAAAAAGGGTAAAGATAGAAGTTGTAGCAGATCAGAACGAAGCAGTATCTAGGGCTAAACGCACTAACTACATCAAGATCATGCAGGCCTTCAGAATCTTGAAGCGACCTGCTAGTGAAACCACCATAGCTACTATGGTAGGCCAGTACACAGAAACAGTAGGGGCTCGTCTTGAAGAAATGGCAGACAAAGGAATACTACGTATTGCCTATACAAAGCCTGGCTTAGATAGGATTGACCGGCCGTTTTATGAGTTGGCGAGGGATGTGTGATGACCGCTGCTGCATTAATACAGGTGCTTATGCGGGAAGATAATATTGATAAAGATATTGTCGTGGTTAATGTTCGTAATAGTGAAGAGTTTGCTATCGAAGAGGCCAACGACATCAGCGGGTTATTAAAGCTCGTTGTTGACCTTGGTGACCCTGATGATGCTTGCGAGCATTTCAATATATGCAACTGTGACTGCGAATCGTGCGAGGAGTGTCTAGGATGAGCTATTCACCTAAGCAATGGCGCGCGATTAATCATTACCTGACTAAGAATGACCTTAAGCCCGAGCTGTCACTATTTCCTGTTATTAGAGCTACCAACAAGAAAACCGGCGAAATAGTCGAGATGCACATCTCTAATATAGAGGATTTCCATACAGCCGATAAGCTCAGGGCAAAGGCACAGCTCAAGGCTGAAAAGCAGAGAAATAAAGTCAATAACTAGACTGAGGTTTAAGATGGCCATAACGAAGGAAGCGCAGACCGCGCGTATCTTACGCATGCTCAAAAACCAAAACAGGGTTACCAATCGTGAGCTTAACAAAATATGCTTCCGGTATAGTGCCCGCATTAAAGAACTCCGTGACGAGGGTCACTTAATCGTTTCCAGCCATATTAAAGATGGATTATGGGAATACTCCTATAAGGGTGAGCGTCCTGAATATGAAAGCTCGGATGTGTTCACAGAGCTGTTAAGGGACGCCGAATGATAGCCAAGTTAAAACTCTGGTATCTAATAAAAACAGGCGCTATATGCCCAAAGCATCATCAGCCAACATACATAGATGATCTAGGGTATGGCACACTACGCTGTTCAGTTACTGATCAGCCGGTGAGGCATGAGCATGTATAGCCAAAGATTTGGGAACAAATATGGCGCAAAAAGGACTGAGTTTAACGGCAAGAAGTATGACTCTAAATTTGAAGCTTGTGTAGCTGAAGAGCTAGAACTGCGTAAGAAGGCTAAAGACATTCTGGACTACGATACTCAGTTCAAAGTTGAAATGTGGGCCTATGACCAGAACGGCAAAAAGGCCATGAAGGTCAGCCATAAAGTAGATTTTCGTATCCATCACAAGGACGGAAGCTTTGAACTCATGGAGGCGAAAGGGGTCGAGACTGCGGATTATAAGATGCGCCGTAAGTGGCTAGAGACGTTCTGGCTGCCATTCAATTTAGATCATACATACACAGTAGTAAAACAACGACAGAGATATTAACAGAGGAGAAATGCAATGAGTAAGTTTAAGGTAGGCGATGAAGTCACGATAAAAAGGTGTGACATTCATGGGGAGGGCATTCCATGCTACCACGTGGGTGAACTGAAGTCACCATATAAGATTACCAGTGCGGATTATGGCCGTGCCTACCCCTATCGGTTAAATGAGGACGATTCTGAATGGAACGATAACGAACTAGAACTTGTAACAACAAATAATGGGGATAAATCAGTGACACGACGTACATTTAAATTAATCAAAGATAGCCCAACTATGAAAAAGGGCGCAATCCTACAAGAGCAATGCGATGACGGTACACAGCCATACACCCTGTTAAATGCTGAGACACATAGCCTAGACCCCTCATTTAGTATCAGCATAGCCAAGCGCTCAATTGTAGAAGAACAGCCTAAGTGGTTCATAGAAGTTTTCAAGGCAGCCCCAGAGTGGTTAACCTCTGAAGAGCTAGAAGCATACAAGGCGTTCATGCAAAAGAACAAGCCTGCTAAGGCCAAGACCGCCACGCCCGCCGTTACTAAGAAATCAGGATGGACACCAGCGCGCCGAGCAGCTCAAATCAAACGAATTAAAAAAGCTTGATCAGCCAAGCGTAAATAACAATATGCGGCCTAGGGCCGTTTTTTATAACAAGGAGAGTAATTATGGCCTTAGTTAGCCACGAAGATTTCGTAGTAGCTTGGACTACTTCGTCATCACTAGAAGATGTAATACGAGACACAAAAATGACCAAGGCTGCGTGTTCTGCACGAGCCAATATGTTACGCAAGGCAGGGGTAAGGCTTAAGAAAATGCCGAGTAATAGGGCTCTAGATAACTTACGAATTTCTCAGCTCAACTCCCTTATTAATAAACATTCAGTAAAGGGGGCCTAAGGTGGCCGGGACAAAAGAAGGCGCAGCTAAGGCCCAAGCCACTATAAAAGCAAAGTACGGTGAGAACTTTTTTAAGGTTATCGGCACTACCGGCGGGAAAAACGGCCGTACTGGAGGCTTCTTTGCTAACAGGGAGTTGGCGAGTCGAGCTGGCCGAATCGGAGGACTTAAAAGCCGCCGGACAAAGATGAATGAAAAATAAAAGGCTAAAGGTGGATTTACATGGATGGCCCAGCAATTACGAAGAGGCCGGACACATTAAGCGTGGTCGGCTTCTTCCCAGGAAGAAAAAGAATAGAGCGAATAAAAAGGCGTCTTTGGCAGCTTATGGGAGTCGCAATTATCGGGTGCTCACTTGGATTATTCGTACTACCAAGGCCGCTTACCTTCGCCTTCGCTTGGATAGTCGAAAACATAAGTGAGTGGATGGAGGTATTACTGTAATGCCAAAAGGCATAGAGCACGTAAGGCTCGCAGCTGAGCAAATAAAGGCACGGAAAAACACTCGTATCGTAGAGGCTGCTAAACCTCGTCAGAAACATCAGTCAGTTATGGCCCGCATCTACGATACACAGAACAGTAACGCCATGAAGATGCGCTACCTCATTATCCGTGCCTGTAAGCTTTGCCACCACGCAGAGCCAATGAATCTTACGTACGACACAGACTACCCATTACTCAGCAGAGTAAATATTCATTATGACGCTCAAGGTATGGGGTCTTACTGCGTACTTAAGCATATGGACTTGAACGAAGGAGAAAGAAGTGACCATTAAAAAATATGGAAAGTGCGCCACATGCCAACTACCTACGACAGAGATACGCGAGTTTCATGAGAGCATCGACATGTTCCAGGGGCCAACTAAGCCCGGTATCAGTAAACAGATTGAAGACAGCGTGCGTGACTTCCGTGATGAGGCTATGTTTTGTGAGGCTCATTATGAGGAGAAGTAGCGTAGCCCAAGTCTGGAGGCACGCCCGATGCAGACTAGTTAACAAGATGGTTCGTGGCGCGTACTGTGGCAAAGCTGAAATGTACTGTACTCAACATAAGGAATTTGTAAGGGAGATACCCATATCATGACCACTACTACACGAGGTGCGGAGAATGGAGCTGTTAGTATGACCGTCTCCGAGGACTCCATACAGCCAGAGGGAGGGGCAAGTGTCTAGCGAAGCTGTAGAAAAGCGAATCGGTAAAGAATGGGCTGTGCCTAATCAGTACCATAACTTTCCTGCGGCTGTCGTATACATGTCAGATTATGGCTATAAGCGTGTCAGATGCCCGATTAAAGATTGCCGGTATGACGGCTTTAGTACTGGGTTTAATCAGCACTACGCCAGGACTCATGCGCCTGACCAGTGGCGACAGAAAGCCAAGCGAGTACTAAAAGCATTGAAGCAGAAGGAAGATTTATGAGCAAAGTTATACAAAACAAAGCAAGCCGCCCAGACGGGCAACGCTATGACAAGGTAGACATCTACACGGTACCCCGCTATAAAGAGTCAGAGCTCTCTGGTGATGAGTGGCGAGTGTGCGCTGCTGCCGACCTTTATTACAAGGGCCATAGGATAAAGACTATGACCTTCAGCGATGTGGACACAGCAATGCGATACCTAGATGGGGCACTTGTTTGCTGGCGCGAAAATGGCGAAGGCTATACTCGACCTGACGATTCCTACCTATGCGATCAGGAGTCCTGTGCAGAAATTGCTGACGTTAAGTATAAGCGTCTACGTGGCTTCACGGATAGGGGTGACCCTGAAACGCTCTACGACTGGAACCTCTATCGAGTGTTCTGCGACCAACACAAAACGCGAGGTGATTGCGCTTTAGACGACTCGGACCAGAACTATGAGCAGGTAGACTTTCTGCCAGATGAGCAATCAGCGCTAGAGCGGCTTCGCCAAGGCGGTGAGCTATGAGCGCAAAGGATGCGTTTGACAAATTTGAAGATCAGATGCGCCAAGACACGATTGGTGACGAAGCGCATCAGAAGCTTTTTGCTCTAGCCAAGGAGCTAGAGGCCAAAGATGCAGTGAGGTACAAGAAGATTATTGAACGTTGCCGAAATGGTCATTACCACGATTTTGCTACAAAGGCTACCTTCCCCAAGATGGATATGCACAACGACTTGATAGCAGTTGAGCTGACGGACGTGGATAGTCGTATGCAAGATGGCGAGTTTGACTCCTAATAACTACTAATACACTTATGGAGGATAAATAAATGGCAGTTTATATGGTACTTACAGTTATGCTTCACTGCGATACTTGCAAAAAGTACCTCGGAAAACTTGATTTCGATGCTGCAATAGCACGTGAGCTAACAGATCATACTAAAGTTACATGTCCTGAATGTGAAATTAAGAGAGACTCTACCCCTGATCAAACGAGCATAGGGGAGGATAAATAGATGACACGATACGAGCTAGAAAAGTGGCGCGAGACATTCACTAAGGACATCTTCGACAACGCCAACCAGTTTCTGCCAGTTGTGCAAAAGGTCATATCAGGCGAGATTGACGAGGACGAGTTTTCAACCGAGGTTGTCAAGCTGACGCAGAACGCCCGAACCTATGACGATTACAAAAAGCGGATGGCAGACTTTATCGAGGAATACGCTAAAGAGCTGGCCAAGGCTGCCCCCGTCCAAGAGACAGATGCGGAGGGGGTATGAAAAAGTCATTAACGCTAGCCTTAACGCCAAGTGTTAAATTGCGACCGGGACAAGCGCATTTATATGGCTTCATCGTTAGCAAGCATAAGGCTGGTGACACCATAAGCCTGCCAGAGGTGATCGAGCAATACAGCAAATACGGCAACCAGCACTCTCGGAGTGGGAAGTCTTACTATTATCGTTATGACTGGGAGAAACACAGCCAGTGCTTAGAGCCTCTTGAGGGCGACGAGCTGCGTACCTATGCTGTGCAATGGTTCATTCGCAACCTAGGGATTTTTGTAGTCAAAGGTTTGCTAACTGCCATACCTACGATGGAACTATCTCAGTTACAAATTGAGGGGCAATCATGACCGCCCAACCCCAGCAACCAGCCGAGCCTCAAAGTAGGGAGGAGCCTTTAGCCGCAATGCGCGCTAAAATAGTCACCCTCCTTGATTCTGATGTTACCTACCTAATACCACCTGAGATGGATAGCACACAATGGTATGCTGATCAGCTGGAGACAATAATGCGTGAGGCAGCGGAAGCCCTTGTAGCAGAACGGGCGCTCAAAGCACGGATTGATGAAAACAACTATCACTTTGGGCGCCCTCTTATGATAGCCGAAATACATGGTGAAGTAGTTTCTGGAGTGCCGATAGGCCGCGTAAGTAAGCGTCAAGCCGAGCTTCAGCAACAACTCAAAGATATGGAGAAGAAAGTATGAGCAAACGTAGATTCAGATTCAGCAACGGTACTACGCAAAACCGCTCCAAATCTGGTAAGCCGGTGTGGTTATGGAAATGGACTGCTGACGCTTGGCATACATATAAGCAAAAGAGAAAGGATGGGAAGATATGAGTAGCCCTGACCCCTCCACCGCTCCTATGGGGGAGATACGAGAAGCTGCACATAAGACCATGGACGCTTACTTAGATGCAGGCGGCCCTAGCGATTTCTTGATTGTTAGTCGAGAGGAATTAGAGCTTAGCCTCGGCACTACCATTTCAGCGGCCATTAAAGCAGAGAGGGAGAGACTACTGGAAGAATTAGAGAGTAGGGTCGTACAAGCGTGGGATAAAAAAGTTATCGATAGGGCAGCGAAGATAAATCAACCAGCACCGGCTTATGAGGCAGTGCCATTGCATTACATTCGCGGCCTACTAAAGTCCCAGGCAGAGAAGGAGAAACAATGAAGCCAAGTATATTTTGCTATGCTAAACGGTGCTTTAGAATTTGCAGCCCATGGTGGATTGGCTATCGCAGCAAACATAACCCATTCTAGGAGGCATAGTACAATACCTACATGCCCCCCTTCCGTAAAGAGAAACCCAAAACAATCTACAAAATAGTAGATGGTCACCTAGTACCCTTCAACACTCCAGATATACCGGAGCAAGTTGAAGGGTGTAGTTGTGTAGATGGTAGTAGCCCCTAGCAATTACCCCTTAAATATGCTATGATGCAAGCAACTTGAGGCGTTAGCAATTACTGTTGACGCCTTTTTCTTTTGTATAAAGTTTAAGGCAATTAGTAACCATCAGAGGCTCGTTGCTTCGGCACGTGTCTAGTACGTTGGATTCATGACTTTGCAGTATGCTAGGAACCTCAAGTTTTTAGTACTCAACCATGCAAGGTACCCACCCACACGGCCCGTGGACTATCCATGGGCCTCTGATGGAGACTAATACCCAAGAGAAGCTCGTAGGTGAGCAGTCAAAGCCTCAGCAGGCTTATTTGTCATATCAAAAGTTACTAACAAAGGTGGGCAATCATGGACGACATAGAAGTAACCGTAATAGTGGTTGATGATCTTAATAAGGTTAGGGGGTTGTAGGTGAAAACAGATCCACTAACGGGAATAAAGATAGTCTACGACAAGCGCATCAAAGTAGGTTATTCACGCTGGGATAACAAAGGTAGGTTCTTGCGCATGAACCCAAAGACAAAGCCAACTTTAGAAAGAGGCATTGCTTACGCCAACGCCCAGCACATGTTTAAGCGGCTAGACTTACGTGGCTATTACTCGCCTCAAGTACTGCTCAACCCTCCTATATTACTTACGAAAGGTATCGCATGACCAACCAAGACCACAAAGCCATATTAGGGCGTGCTATAAAGAAGGCTATTAGTAATGGATGGCAACCTTACGAGGGCATAGACTCCTCGATGCTTGCATGGGATATATCAAGAACACGCGTCATCTTCCGCTATAAAGACATAGCGCCGCTGGGCGAACATTCTTGGTATGGCATGATGTTCAGCCATGAGTTCGCAAAAGCTTTATGGGGCGAGGAAAGAGAGTGGAACGTGGCTGGGCGCGAAGAGGAGGACGGTTCTGGCTATAGTGGTTACGTAATTCCATATTGGCAGGGAATGCTCCAGCAAATGGTCGTAGCCAAAGATCGTATAGCCTACCTAGCCTCCCACCTGCCAGTAGAGGAGAGCGAATAGATGGTTACTTGCATTGTTCTTGATGGCTGGCACAAGGGGCATACGGTACAGCTACCTGAACCGCTACAGCAGATCAGACTGCTAAGGCCCCCTGTTAAGACTTACGATGACTGTTGTGAAGGTGATGTTGTGAGTGAAGTACGTAATGGTTATCACGATTATGAGCTAGCGTTTGCCGCAGTTGACAGAAAGACATTCTTATATACACAAGACGGTTCATCAGCGCCAATTATGCAAAGGGATTGGATTGGATATGGCAGAGGGCGCGAGCATTGGGCGACTACACCACTTTATGTTGGCATACACGACCCTAGAAGCGTCGCTTCAGTAGAGGAGAAGCAGCAGTGAATAGTATCCATTATATGTTTTGTTACTGCGACGCCTGCTTAACGTTAAAGAGCGGCACATCAGACACTTCCATAGGCGTGGCCGCCCCACTAAAGGAGGCTAAGTAATGGCAGAACGTATAGACATTTCAGACCAATTAAACGAGGACTTCTTTAAAAGTGAGTTCGCTAGCAAGGGTAAGATACTAACTTTCCAGATAGAAGATGACCGCCAAAGCTTTAAGATCGTACGCATGAATAGAGGCAAGATGATCTGTGAAGTAGTACCAGTAGAGCTAACTCAGCTGAAAGAGGATGAGATATTGAAGGAGGTAGACCGTGGCGCACGCAGGAGGTAGGCCAACCAAGCTAAGCCAGGCCCTAATAGATGCCGCAGCCAGGCACGTCGATGAGTTTGATGTGTCGACAGCAACTCTGCTACCAACAATTGAAGGATTAGCCTTAGAGCTGAACATCAGCAGGGACACTGTGTACGACTGGGAAAAGGTACCGGAAGCTACTGACAATAACGCTGAAGACGTGGAACTACACCTTCAGTTTTCCTACATCGTTAGTAATTTACGGTCAAAGCAAGCTTATAAACTTATACAAAATAGCCTCGTTAACAGATACAACCCTACCATAGCCAAGCTAATTCTAAGCGGCAAGCATGGGTATATAGAGAAGAGTGAAGTAGACCAGAAGCTTACTGGCAACGTAGCGTTTATTAACGATGTGCCAAGACCGAAGAATACAAAGTGAGCAGCACATATGCAGATTAAGGTGCCCGATTATACGGCTTCTGATCGGCAGACCGTTTTTCACACTACTGTCGCAGACGAGAAGTTATACGGCGGGGCAGCAGGTGGTGGCAAGACTGCTGCTATAGTTGCTGAGAGCGGCACTATAGCCTTAGAACATCCTGGCATACCCATCAATCTATTTAGGCGCACTATTCCAGAGCTGAAGGCCACTATCATACCTGAGATCAACAAACAGTTTGGCGCATACATTAGAGCCGGACACATGACGTGGCACGGGCAAGACCGTAAGTTCATATTGACTAATGGCTCTAGCCTCATTCTCAACTACCTAGACAACGATAATGACATCTATCGCTACCAGGGTTCAGAAATGCCGGTTATAGGTGTAGATGAGCTTACACAATTCCCGCAGGCTTGGATAGAGTATCTGCTGACTCGTAACCGTACGAGCAACCCGGACTGGCCGGTAATGTTTATCGCTGGTACAAACCCTGGGGGTATAGGCCATGGCTGGGTTAAATCCCGTTTTATTGACCCCGTACCTGCTGAACATATAAACATAGTAAACCTTGATGGAGGGCAGGCAGTGACCCGTGTGTTTATCCCGGCTAAGGTAGACGACCATCCTAACCAGAAGTTTAAAGAGGATTATTCCCGAAAGCTTGCCGCTATTAGCGACCCCCAGTTAAGACGGGCGCTACGTGACGGGGACTGGGATGTATTCGCAGGGCAGGTGTTCAAGGAGTTCCGCAGAGATGTGCATGTTATCGACCCGTTCGCTATCCCCAAGCACTGGCAGCGTTGGAGGGCGATGGACTATGGGAACAAAAACAGCATCGGGTGGTTTGCTCAAGACCCTATGTCGGAGCGCATCTACATGTACCGTGAGTACCGAACCGAAGAGTTTGTAGATATACCAAGCAAGTCCAAGCTAGTTAAACAATTTGACGCGGGCGAAGACATTCATTATGGGCTAGCTGACCCTGCCATATGGAACGGGCAAGGCGACCATAACACAGGTAAATCCATAGCTCAGATGTTCATTGACGAACAAGTTACTTGGATGCCAGCAAATAACGACCGCAAAGCTGGGCTGGCCGTGGTGCATGACCACCTGAGTATCGCCAAAGATGGGTTACCAAAGCTCCAGATCTTTAGCACGTGCACCAGCATAATCCGTACCCTACCTTCGCTCCCGTACGACAAGATTAGGGTAGATGATGTGGACACCAAGGCTGATGATCACGACTACGACATGCTGCGCTATGCCCTTATGAATTTTGTTGCTCCAGTCGAGGAAGACGAAGACGCATCAACAGGTAACATACAAAGCTTATGGAGGTAGTATGAGATTCGCAACAGAAAAAGAGACAACAGAGCTAGATAGTCTCGGCTCAACGGTAACAATTATACGAAAGGTCAATGGTGAGGATGTGAACGACGTACAAAAACAATACCGGATAGCCATACTGGTGCATAGCGCGGTGGAAGAGAAGTCCCAGTATGATCACTTCACTGCCAAAGTGGCCGAGCTAAGAGCTACTGGTAGACTGGTAGTCAAAGATAAAGACCCGGCGTCTTTGCCATCCTTTAGCATTGAGTACCCTAAAAGCACTGGTGATGGGTCTTACCTTGTCATCAAAACATGGACGGAAAGAACAAGGGTCAACTGACTTCTAATTCTGCTAGAAATATGGTATTATCCACTCAGATTAGCAGTGTAGCTGAATAGCAATCGCAGACCACTGGTCGAACTGACCACCCCGTGCTGTCCAGCTAGGCTCCCTCTTGGCCGCACAACTCGACGAAAAAGACGTTTTCGATGCTCTTCGAGATAGCTCTGCGTACATGGCTCCTTTGTTCGAGCCGCTGGATGAGTACGACCGGATTGCCCGTAACAAGCCTCATCCCAACACGGATAAGTCATACCCTAAAGTCACTGACGGTAGCACCTCTGCTATCATCAACAAAACTCCTCGGAGAATAATTCAACAGCTCCCTAGCGGGACTATAACCAGCGACGCCGATGATTGGCTTTCCTTAGTCGCTGGTTTTTGTTTGACCAACATCATCCTACCGAACTGTAACGAAGATTTCGCGCTCCTGCAGAAGGATTGGTTGGTCGTAAAGAAAGCACTCACCTTTGGGTCACAACCGGCATATGTACCGCTTGTGTTCAGAGGTGATTACTTTGGCCCTGACATGACCATCCCCTTCATTAAGGACGTTCTCTATCAGCCAGGCAAGAACTCCGACTTAGCATCGAACTACGTCTTTATGCGCTCATGGTGGCAGACCTCGGATATAGAAGGTCTTATTCAGCGTGAGAAACGGCTGGAGAAAAAAGCCACCGAGCGTAAAGAGAAGTACGTATCAGAGTGGGACTTGAGCGCTCTTGAATCTATCAAGAAAGAAATCACTGCCAAGAACTCCGAAGACCAAGCCCCGAGCGAGAAAGCTAGGGACTACCAAGCTAGTGGCGTAGAGATCATGCACTGTTTCCAGCGCGGTGTAGGCTCTGAGTTCTTCTCCTTTCATCCCAAGACTAAAAAGATTGTCCGTACAAAAAAGAACAAAGACCCTCGGGGTGACATCCCGCTTATATCCATGTACTCCGATACAGACGGCTCTAACCCATTAGGCTGGGGACTTGCTGAGCAACTCGCACCTATGCAGAACCTCATGGACGCTGAGCTACAGATGTACCAGTTCGAGAAAGCCTTAGGTCTCCAGCCTCCGACTATTAAGCGTGGCACCTGGAACAAGTCACAGGCCAAGCTCATACCAAACGCCCTTATTGATCTAGGTACTAATCCGGGCAACTCATGGGAAGTACTAAAGCGTGACACCAACGCACTTGCTCAGTTCGCCGCCAACTACGGGCTGATGAAATCTCAGTTACTCAACTTAGCCTCCAGCCCTGATACCTCTATCAGCTCAGAAATAGGCAACCCTGGATTTTCTAAGACTGACTCAGGCGTGAAGCAACTCGCTCAGAACGTATCAGTTGATGACAACTTTGTTAGCAAACAGTACGCCACCTTTAAGGAGCGATGGTCTGAGACGGCTATAAATCTTTACTTTGCTGAACGCACCGGCATACAGGAAATCCAGTTGGACAAAGCCACCGCCTCTAAGGTACGCGAACTTAACCCTGGTGCAGTAAGCGATGACAACAAGGTACGCATCGACTTTGATACAGAAACTCAGAAGCTGAAGTTTGAAGTAGACGCTAGCTCTTCTCGCATGAAGGACAACTCCGTACAGCTAGAAGCTCTGGACGGTCTACTAACTCGGCTTGAGAAATCTACCGTGCTACAGGGAATCATCCCGCAACGAAAGATCGTTGGTGCATGGAACAGGATAGTCGCCGCTTCCGGCGTTGAAGACCCCGAAGACATGTCCCTGTCCGATGAAGAGCTAGACCAAATGGAAGCGGAGCAGCAAGCCCAGGCTGAAGCTCAAGCAGCCCAGCAACAGCAACAAATGCAGGCCCAGGCAGCACAACAGGAGCAGATGGCCGCCCAACAGTCCCAGCCCCCCATGGAGCAAATGCCTCAGCAACCACAGATAGACCCAGAGGACGCAGCCTTTATCCAAGAGCTTCAGGCTCTTGGATATGACGAGGCACGCATCCAGCAGGCCATGCAAATGCTGGCAGCTGATCTTCCTGAAGAGCAAATCATTAATGCGATAGGGCCAGCGTAATGCAAGACGAGAACCTCTACCCCAATGATGGCGGTACTTACTACAAGCCAGAGCTACCCGAAGACCGGAAGGACGAGGAGTCCGAAGAGAAGGCTAAAGCTTTGGCTGGCATGCCGATGATTACTGATCTAATCGCTCACTTTGAAGCCCGCATAGCATTTTACGACTCGCTCGAATCCATACCGAGTGATGTGTCTACCCAGCCTGAAGAACACCTCCGAACAGTATTAGCCAACCAAATGACCAAGGAGAACTTAGTTAGCGAGAAGGAGTACTTAGAGGGATTACAAGCCACATACAAGCAAGGTTAGTTGCGCTGTGGGCTTTCCCCTGAGCCCGCAACGGAGCTTATCTCAGCTTCCGCCTCGTCAGTGTTTAACGACGTAAAAAACGGAGAACTACATGTCAGATGTAAACGATCAGGGAGCCACGCAGGATTCTCCCGCCGCTGACTCATCAACAGCTGAAAACAACCAACCTGAAGCAGCTGAAAATAACGTCAATGAGGTCTGGGATAACCAACCGAAAGAAGACGCCAAGTCCAAAGAAGAAACAGAAGAGCAACCCGAGAAGCCAGAAGGCGAAGGGGAAAAGCCCGATGATACGGAATCCGAGGAACAGCCGCGAGGCGCAGCAGAAGAGCGCAAGCAGCAACTTAACACTGAAATACGGGACTTAGTATCCAGGCGGAATGAGATTCGTTCCGAAGTCGAGAAGCTAAATTCCCAGGTGTACCAGCCCCAAAGCAAAGATGAACTTGTTGAGCAAGGCTTGTCTGAGACTGACGCGAAAGTGGAAGCACTTAGACAAGAGATAGAACTCGGCAAGTTTAACGAGCAGATGGCAGAGACACAACTCACCCTTCGTACAGAAGCGGAGCGCGTGCTACAGGACTTTCCTATGTTTGACCCAAAGCTTGATGCCGAAGGCAAACCAACGAACCCTGATTACCGCCCGGAGCTGGCAGCACAAGTAGACCAGATATTAAGCAGCAGTTTAGTACTTGACCCAAACACTGGGCAGGTTATCGGCTCCAATGTATCGCCTTACCAACTTTACAAATCATATGCAGACGCAACGAAGTTGGGAGCGATAGACGGGCAAGTAAAAGGCCAGCAAGCAGCTGAGAGGCAACTTGCATCGGCCGACCCATCGTCTAGTGCGACCCGTACAGGGAAGCAAGATCCCCTCCTCGCCCTGTGGTCTGATTAACAGAAGAGGATTAGGCAATGCCTACTTACAGCCAAAACTACGCGACTGACGTACTGGGCAAGATTGACGAACGAGTCTACCTTGATTCAGTTACGAAGGACGTAATCAACAATGGTGTTGAGCTAGAGTTCAGCAACGGTAACAACGCCGTAACCATCTACCAGATGGAAGTTGTAACAGAGAATGACTACCAGCGCTCCGGAACTATGCGTTACGGACAGTTGGTAGAGCTTGGTAACGCTGTGCAGACATTCGTACTGTCACAGGACAAGTCTTTCGCTATCTCTATAGACCGAGGTAACCGAGAAGACGCCAAGATGGTTCCAGCAATCAACGAAGCAGTTAAGCGTCAGGTTCGTGAAGTCTCTGTTCCTACAGTAGACACATACCGCCTAGCAATCGCCGGAGCATACGCAGTTGCTAACTCACAAGGTGCAACAGCCGCTCTGACATCTAGCAACACGTTTGCTAAGATTCTTGACCAGCGTGCAGCTTTGCAGGAAGCAAAAGTTAAGCTTGGCAACATCGTCGTATTCGTTACGCCGACAGTCGAGGCTTACCTATGGCTAGACACTACCTTCAAGCAAGCTACCGACCGTTCAACAGCCGACAAGGCTAGCGGTAAGCTTGGCACAGTTATGGGCATGGACGTATATACCGTTCCTAGCACTTACCTCCCTGCAAACTTTGGTTTCTTGATGATGGCTAAGGACGTTCTGATTGCTCCTACCAAGTTCAACAAGATTAAGACTATGGACGGTGATTACTTTGGTATCGATGGAATGGTTGGCTTCGGTCGCCGCTACTACGACTGCTTCATCACCTCGAACAGCGGCATTAGACTCCGTTACCACAAGATCGCCTAGTTAACGAAAGGATTTATGAAATGGCAGAAGGAACACTAGCACGCCCTAAACAAGGCGTAGCAAAGATGCCCGAAGTCTCTGGTAACACAGGACAAGTTGGCGGCTCCTCTCAGGAACTGAGCGGCGGTGTATACCGTCACCCAGCTACTAAGGAAGAGATCATAGCCTTAACTGACCCCATTACCGGTGATGCTCAAGCACGCGGATTCGTCCGTGCTGGTTTTGAGTGGGTACGCGATGTCAAAAAGGGTGACGTCAAAGAAGTTGGCCTGAACAGCGACGAGTTCGCAGCCCAGCCTGAGCGCAAGCTTGAGTCTGACGCTGAAATGCTGAAGGGCCTACGTGCTCGTCTAGCAGCTCTTGAAGCCGAGCAGGACAAACGCAAAGAAGCCGAGAGCCAGGAGTTGAACACAACCACCGAGTCTCAGCTACGTGCCCAATTGGCCGCCACAGAGAAAACTTTGGAGCGCGGTACAGACAACAGCGGTGACGTTGAGGCTAACGGCGGTGTAAATACTGACGCAACCCCTTCAGCTGATCGCAAAGAAGCAAGTTCAAGCAAGAAAGAGAGTAAATAATGGCTAACATGGCTAACACCGCAGCCTACCGTCTATCTGATGGCCGTATGGCTGTAGACGTAGACAGCGCTAAGGCGCTGACCGCAGATGACTGTGGGTTCGTACAGAAAGTTATTGCTGATGCAGTAACTATCACCCTTCCGTCTGTAGGCGCAGGCCTCAACTACACCTTCTTGAATGGTGGTGCCAAGGTAACTAACGGCCCTGTTGGAACAGGCTCTAACGGCTCTGTCGCTTTGACAGTTAGCCCCGCTGCTGCTGACAAGATTCAGGGCGGCGTTGGTGGGACTGCTACGGCTAACAAAGACTTGGTTAACACCAAGGCTACTAGCCGTGCAGGGCTTGACGAGCTGAGTATCGTAGGTGGCGCCACTACCGCCTGGTCAGTTACCAGTATCAAGGGCGTTTGGGCTCGCGAAGCTTAGTTAACAACTCGGACAGAGAACGGCCACGATAGCATCAATCGTTGGATGCTACGGCTTACTAGCTGCCCCTCAATGAAATAAGGAAAGACTATGGCAAAACTTAATATAAACCGTGGCACTACCTACAGCCGTACTGTGAACTATAAGGTAAACGGTGTCGCTACTTCCTTAGTAGGTGCAACTGTGCGGTTCACCATGAAGACCACAGAGTATGACTCCGATACAGTCGACAGTACAGCCGTGGTCACAAAGAACGTTACAAACGGCACCTCTGGTGGCGTAGCGGTCATTACACTGAATCCTTCTGACACAGCGACCCGTACTCCTGGCAAGTACTTCTACGACATTAAAGTAGACGTGGCCTCTGACGGAGTAACTGTGTACAAGATAGATGAAGGCACAATTAAGCTCGATGGCAGTCCAACGAATAGGTTGTCTTAATGGCGGACTCTTCAACTCTGGACGTAAACGTAATAACTAATGCCGTGGATGCCTCTGGCTCTACAGTTATTTCAGTTGTCCAGTCAAACGTTATGGAGTCCTCCACTGTAGATGCCACTATTACTACTGGCGGGGTTGGGGAGACAGGCCCACCAGGCACAACCAACCACACCCTCCTAACCAACATAGGCGTTAACACTCACGCTCAAATAGACACAGCGCTAACAACAGCCGCTGCCCATATAGCCAATACATCTAACCCTCATAGTGTTACTAAAGCCCAAGTAGGGTTAGGCAGTGCGAATGATACTAGTGATGCAGACAAGCCGGTAAGCACAGCCCAGGCCGCCGCTATAGCCGCTAAGCTATCCTTAACCGGCGGCCAAGTCACTGGTCTGATAGACGTCATATACGCTTACGCCATGAACAGTGCAAAGAACACGAGCACCGCCCAATATTCTGGAGCAGGTATGCGCTTGCTCAACACTGCCTCTACTATGGGCGACCAAGCGGGTGTAATGGTATATGCCGGAATAAATGACACAGCTGCAAGCGAAGGTTATTTGTCTATAGATAAAGTTGATACGACTGGCGCATTTACTGGTCACCTGATGCTGTTCGACTTTAATGCAGCTCTAGTTACTCTGTACCAAGAGCTCTTCATGAGCCAAGAGCGCATAACGGGTGTTGGCGAGCCTATAAGCGCCCAGGATGCAGCCACGAAGAACTATGTTGATACAACTGTAGCAGCAATACCCCTGAACCGACTGACAGCCCCCGACGGTGGTGTATGGGAAGTAAGCGTATCTAATTCGGGCAACCTGATTACAACCCTTATCCCTGTAGATACCGAACCGATAGACCCCGACTACGATACATCAGACTTCCAGCCAGCGTACGCAGAACCTACCCCTGGTGACTTTGGCGGAACATTTACTATAGGAAGCGCAGGATTTTAATATGGCAACAAACACAACTCATTTCACATCAGTAGCTAACATTACGGCAAAGCACACGCCAATCGCAGCCTTCACCACTGCTATCCCAACTAACCAGTGGTGGTCAAATGTTTACGTCGGTTCAGTTGGGATTAACTGCCTACCGTTTGGAGCACTACCTACAGCTTCTGGTCTCGGCTTCTGCCTCCCCATTAAAACTACTACTGCCAAGGTATCTGGGGCTATTACTAATATTGCTACCCCCAATACGACACAGATGTCATTTAATGCCGTGGAAACACTGAGCCAGCGGGTAATTACTGGTTGGGATGACCTAACTGCAACTATGAAGTGGCCAACCGCTAACCCCGCCAACTATTTACAGACATGCTTCTCCCAAGGTGCTGGCTTTGTCACGATGCAGTACAACAACCTGACACCAAGCATCACCCACACCGGGAGCATCGTCACTATTAATGGGCTAACACCAGGCTCAAGTGCAACAGGTGACAAGTTTAAGATTGTGCTGAGTAATGGCCAGACATGGGTAATCTACTCCAGCTCAGTTATCACCATATCCACTCACGCAACTGCTGCGCTGGTGGCTACTAGCACCTTCACCGGAATTTTGCAGGCTGCCATTATATCCGTGCCTGAAGATGAGGCCGTACTTGATGCTGCCCATGGCATATACGTTACTGGGGCTGATCTCACTCTTACCGTAAATAACAACGTGGGTACAATCGTATTCACTTACACGACAAGTGGAAGCGGTACGCTTCTGACACACGTACTGCCCCATCACATGGATGGTATACAGGACCCAACACTAGCCGGTATTACCTATAACGTGCTTAAAGGTGATACGACTGGGATAAGCGGCACCTCATGGACGATGCGTGAAGTGCTCCCAACATTTGGGTTTAAGCCGCCGAATGCTATTGACCCTACCCGCATAGCAGCCATTACGACAGCGCTAACCGCTGACATTGGTGCAACATTCAGTACCACTACCGCGCAGGCTGACCCCTACTACGGTGGGAAGTACTTAGCGAAGTGGGCCCGCCTAGCCCAAATAGCTGATGAACTTGGTGAGACTACTCTAGCGGCCAGTGCTCGTACAAAGTTCAAGCCAAGCCTTGTAGCCTGGCTAGACGCTACTAACACAAATAAGCTACTGTATGACACGACTTTCGGGGGCATCATCTCCACAAACGGCTCAACATCTACGGGTGGTGACTTCGGCAATGGCATATACAATGATCATCACTTCCACTACGGATACATGCTCTACGCAGCCGCCATACTTGCTAAGACTGACGCAGCGTTCCTAGCTAGCTACCAAACAAAAGTAAATGTTCTAGCTAAAGATATAGCTAACCCATACCCAAGTGAAACCAGCTTCCCACTATTCCGTCACAAAGACTGGTACCACGGCCATTCGTGGGCCCATGGCTTAAGCGCAGCTAGTAGCTCAAAGAACCAAGAATCTTCCAGTGAATCAATCAATGCCTACTATGCACTGACACTATGGGGACTGGCGAGCGGCAGCGACTACATGGCTGCAACCGGACAACTACTGACTGCCACCGAACTGCACTCGGTCCGGCGCTACTACCACGTTAAGCTTGACTCACCGATCTGGCCCGAGAACTTCAAACAGCAAGGCTCAGTGGGTATCTTGTTCGACTTTAAGATGGACTACAACACCTTCTTCGGAACCCAGGAAGAGTATATACATGGAATCCAGATGCTCCCTTGCGTACCGATATCAGAACTTTTCTTGGAGGCTGACTGGGTTGCGGATGAGTACCCGGCCGTTATGTCACGTATCGATAGCCGTAGTACGCCTTACCGGATAACCAAGCTCACGGGTGGCTCAGGCTATACCGCAGGAAGCAGCCTAGCAACAACTGGGGGTAGCGGTACAGGCCTTCTCGTCACTATTGCTGTATCGGGAGGTGCTGTCACTTCTATAACTCCAAAGATAGGCTCAGCGTATGAGTGGACGGGGAGTGGTTATGTTGACGGCGATACCATCACTGTCGTCGGTGGAGGAGGTACGGGTGCAACAGGCACTCTCCATATAGAAATGACTGATGCCTGGCAAGGGGTTATGAACTCCGCTAAGGCGGTACTCGACCCAGCAGCTGCATGGACTGAGGCGAATGCGCTCACCACCTTTGATAATGGTGCAACATTAACTAACTTGCTTCACTGGATAGCTACAAGATAATGGGAACACATATACAAGAATCCGACCTAGCTGCTGAATTGGTCGGCAAACAAAACCAAAGTGCATTTCTTGATAGCATCGCTGGGGGTAGCGTCCAAGGCTATACATCGTTCTACATGCCGCATAACATACCCATAAAGGGAACGGATAGCATTGGTAACAACCCAGATATACTGAATGTATCCACATCAGACCATACGGACCTTCGGAGCGCAGGAGCTGGTATACGGTTGAAGAATAGCGCTGGCACAACTGTGGCTACCATTACTGAAGCAGCCGGAGTAGACGTTAATGGGAATAAGGTCACTAGTCTAGCCAATGGTACGAACGCCGCTGACGCTGTGAATAAGAGCCAGTTGGACACAAAAGAGACTACCATTGCCGCAGGAACGTCATCTCAATATTACCGGGGCGATAAGACAATGCAGGCGCTTAACCAAGATGCAGTGCCAGACGGAACGACTAACAAAGCCTATACAGCTACGGAGAAAACTAAAGTTGCGGGCATTGCT